CCACGTTTCATCGACCTCAACTGGGCCGACGCCCGGCACATCGATCATGACGAACGGGTTATCGTTCAGCCGCGCCCACGCATGGGCAAGCAACTCAGCGCGCGATGACGGCACCGGCGCAAAGACGTTGCCGTCGTACAGATAACCGGGCGCGGCGTAATCGTTTTCGATAACGTCGTCGTAGCCCTCGCCGAGGCCAATCTCGCGCGCCTTGTCGGCGCTCTCGGCCTCGATGACGCTGACGACCGTGCCGTCCTTAATCAGTGCAATGCGCGCCATGTGACCTCCGTTAGAATTCTAGAACCAAGCACACGCCAGATCTGCCTGCTGCTGACGGCAAGCCGGTCCCGGCGGGATGAGTACCAGCGCCGCCCGCACCGAAGGCTTGCGCGTTAGGCGGCTGAACACCGTTGATCATGCCGGCACTACCACCGCCCCAAAACGATGCACCACCCGCGCCGGATATAGCCCCGACCGAGAAACCATCGCCACCAGCAATGAGCAAGAGTCCAGCCGAAGCGGTGCCGCCTCTACCACCTTGAACTTGCGTGATCGTTCCGCCAAGTCCGCCGCCCGCTATTCCATAAGTGCCGAACGACGACGGACTGCCGGGATTGCCGTTGAGAGTATTGTTTGACGGTTGCGGCGCACCACCGGCGCCTATCGTCACAACTACTGACGGCACGCCGCTGAGCGGAACGAGAGCGATAGCAGTCGCGCCAGCACCACCACCCGGCGATGGCGCACAGTTCACCGCGCCACCAGCGCCGCCGCCAGTGACAAACACCAATGCTTTTTGTGCTCCGGTCGTCGGCGTGTAAGTCGCGCTGATCATAAATACTTGCACGTTGACCAGGCCGGGCACGACGACCGGCGGCGGTCCACCTCCGCCAGTGCTTACGCCGGCAAAATTCATCAGTTCGAAATGGTCGGTATTCCAAACGAGCTCGGCGATGCTGCCGGCTGGAATGTCGCCGGCCGCAGGATCGGCGCCGCCGTAGCGCTTGACCGGATGCCGGCCCGGCCCGGCGTCAAACGAGCTGATGCCGGTGTTGGTGTTGGCGACCCGCAAGCGAAACGGCATGCCGTTGGTGTAGGCGATCAGCGGCGGATTGAATGCCGCGGTGTAATTGTTGGCCAGCGTGCCCTGATCGACGCAATAGTTGATCAGCTGGCCGCGAACCGAACGCAGCAATTGCTGCAGATCGGAATCGCTCGGCGTTTGCCCGCCGGCGGCGATCAGCGCCACCAGCTCGCGCATCGGAAATTCAAACGCCGCTGCCGGCGGAATCGAGCCCTGAATGCCGGCGGCCGGATTGCCGTTGATGTACGGCGCATTTGGATCGGTTATGCCGTAAGGTTGCTCATATTTCATTTTGCTGCTCGCGTTTTAGGGCGTGCCCGCCATCGGATCGTTGCCCGAGGTTGATCCTGAAAAATCAAAGATCACTTGAGTCTGCGCCGGCTGCCAACGATTGAACAAACATTCGAGATCTTCTGGAATGCCGATGTGCAGGTGATGATCGACGCCGGCCTGGCCTTGCGAAGCGCGAAACCACACGAGCGCAACTTGGCCCATGTGGATCGTCCAATAGAACCGCATTTCCGGCGGGCCGATGTACCAGCGATAATTCCCGAACGGCTGGCCGCTATCGTCGAGGCTGCGCGTGTCGCCGACTTGGCTGATGCCGGCCATGAACGGCGCATATTCGGAAATCGTGATGCTGTAGCCGAGCCAATTCGCCACCCATTCAAACCAGGCCCGGCTTTGTCCACCGAGCATGGTCATTTTTAAGATCAACATCGCCCGCCGCTGAGCGATCGTTGTGGTGTCGGGGAAACAAGGATCCGGCAGGCCCCAGGCTCGTTCCCAGTCCGATAAGAGCTCGAGCGTTATGCGCGGATCGCTTTCGGTCTCTAATAGATCAGCGGCGCGACCATCGACAAAACCCCAATAGTCCGACAGCCCGTTGCAGGCTTGCACCAGCACGCTCGCGGCGTGGCGCGGCCAGGCCTGGCCCTGCGGCAACAGATTAAGCAGCGCTTGCGCATAATCATCGCCGCTGCGCCGCACGTGCACGTCGGCCGGCAACGGCACGAGAAAGGGATCCGCCACGATTTAACCTCGCGTTGGTGGCGGCAACCTTTTCACCGCGGACGTTGTCACCGACGTCGTGAAATAAATATCGTTGAGCACGGCCATGTGGCCGGCGTCCGGCATCAAATCGTCCTCGTCGTTGAGCAGATCAAATGAAACGACGCCCGGCGCCGCCATGATTGCCGCGGATTTCCAGGCGGCAAAAATTGTCTGGCCTGGCGCCGCATAGACAAAAAGCATGTTCTCGATCGAGGTCTGAATGCCGGCGCGGATCGACGGCGTATCCGGCACCAGATTGGCGATGTTGAAATCGATCGGCTGTTGAATTGGCGCCACGACGAAAAAATCTTTGACCGCGACCGGCCGCACCGTGTCGATGTAATTGGCGACCGTCGTGCAGTCCGCCGGCAGCGGAAAACCGTCGTTGTCAACTCTGAGATCGTCCATCATGAATCTGACCGAGACGGTGCCGATTCCCATTTCGAGCGGCGAGCACCAGGCGCGCGTCACGCCAGGCACGGCGAGCGCCCATTGCACAAAATCCTGGGCGGCGCCGCCCATCGGCGGCCGACGAATCCGATTAAGAACGCGGGCGCGCAGTTCGTCGTCGGTCTCGATGTCGGTGCCGCCGTCCATCGTGATCACGGTGACGGCCTGGTCGACGCCGGGAATCGCCGACGTGAATGACATCGTGGCGATGTCGGGATCGAGATTGCCGATCGTGCCCGGCGTCACGGCGCGAACCGGCAACGAGGTCGGGCCGTTGCCGATCTCGGCCTGCTCGGTTGTCTCATAGGTCGCACCGCCTGGCCCCAGGCCTAATTCCGAGAACGCCGGCACCACGGTGCCCTGCACGCCGGTCGCCTCGACCGTGCCGCTGGCCAGCGTTGCCTGCTTGCGGCCGACCGTGCCGTCGGCATTGACGAGCCAGATATTGCCGTGCCGATCGAGCCATATCGTTTCCGCGGTGTCCGGCAACAGCTGCAGTGCCAGCCAGTCGACATATTGCAGCGTCAGATGACAGAGCGCGCCTTGCGTGTCCGATAAGACGCGCAGCACGCTGTTCGGCACCGCGGCTTCGGATCCCGGCAGCGAGCCGCGCACGGCATCGCGCACCAGCGCGCGAACTTCACTTAGGGCGGGCGTTGACCACGGCAAGGCTGTTACCTCATAAATGAATCAAACAAACAAATCATTTCCATCCCGGTATCCAGCGCAACCACATTGCCGCGATGATGCCTGCGCACAGTATGAGCCAAATCCTGGCGCCCCAAGGTGACAGCATTTTTAGGTGCTCTGTGAGCTGGCATATTGCAACTCGTCCCAAAGGATCGAATAGACGAGCTGTATGGTCGGGCGCGGGCCTTTGAAGATTCGAATCGTTGCATCGACGCGCTGCCTGTCAGTGCGCACCGCGTCGACATCGATGCGCGAGGCAATGCCGAGATCGATGAACGGCTGCAGCGCCATGTGAATATAATTTTGCACGTGCGCGACGGTCGCGCCGTAGCGCGCTTGCACCGGCACAATCGCCGAGCGGCGCATCAGCCAAAGTTTGCAGCCGATCGGCCAGGCGTTCCATATCGTGTCGGCATCGAGATCGCCCCACCAACCGCAGCGATCGGTTGAATCGGGATCCGGCAATTGATCAGACAGATCGGCTAGGCTGTTCGTGCCGAGCGCCACGATCACGCCGGCGGCCAATGCTTGCGTGTCGTCGAGCGTGCCGTCGTCGCGCAGCACCCAATCGATGCCGACAGAATAAAACGGCGGCGTGAACGATTCGCGCAGCCTGATGTCGGGGACCGGCGACGGCCGCGTCATACTTGCGCCAGCGTGTTTTTAGCCGGCCCGAAAATCGTCACGACAATTTTCTGGTTCTTCGTGTGATCGGCGCCGAGGTAAACATTGCCGTTGGTCGTCTCGCGATAGCATTGCATGTCGTCCAAATAATCCTTGACCGATTTGCCGCTGCAGGCGGTCTCGTCTTTGGTGCAATGCACGTAACGATAGGAGCTCTGCGCGTCCTGATAGATCGGGTCTTGGCCCTTCGAACTCGAGCCGCCCGAACTCGAGCTCTGTTGCGAGTCCTGATCGAGCAGCTGCATGCGCACGGTCTTGTCGCGCGGCCCGGTCAGAAACGCGCCGAGCTGTGTCAGTTGAAATTGCAGCTTGTCGATCGCCTGGCGGAACATGGCGACGTCGCCGGGTTTCATGTTGCGCAAGCGATGCCGGCGGTCGTCCATCACGCTTGCGACCGGGAAACTGCGATTGGATCCCATGAACGAGATCACCGCTTCGGCGCTGTCGATCATCGAGCCATCGCCGCCCTTGGTCGCCGGCGCCACGACCGAGGTGAAGCCGTAATTTTGCGGGCTCTCGATAGCCTGGCGCGTTTCGTTGTGCATGAAATTGCCGCTCATTTCCTGCATCAGCTTGGAGTCGTCGATCGTGTCGACGGCCGAGCGCGTGCCGCCGCCGGTATAAGCGCGGAACGACGAGTTTGCCGGTGTTGCGCGGTGCATGCGGGAATCTCCTTTTTACCCTATGGCGGCCGTTCCCGGCGCTTGCGGCGCGCTAGGATTGCCGGGGTTGAATTCGCCGCCATCATTGAGCAGCCACGGCGCGACAAGCTCGAGCGTCGTTTGCGTGCCGGTGCGATCGTTCTGCTCGAATGTCACGGTGCGGATTTTCAGGTCCATGTCGAGCATCGCCATCGGCGATTTGATGTGCACCATGTCGCCGGCCTTCCACAAATCTTTGCCGCCGCGCAGCCAGCCGTACACTGTGACCACCGCGGTGATGATCGTGCCCTCGTTCCACTTGTATTCATTTTGCGCACGATCGCAGGTCTCGGGTTTCGAGCACGGTTGCTCTGCTGGCGTGGTCAGATTGCAAAAAAGGGGCGCGGTGCCGGGCACCTTGCAATTGATCTCGTTGGTCGTTGATCCATGACTGTCATCGTTGCCGGCGGTTTGCGAGACGACGTTATATTCCTGAAAAGTGTAGTTGTGGCTGATCAGACATTTGCAGCTCTTGATGTTGAAGCCCTCAATCAGCTGACTTGAGACCGGAAACGTGTGTTTGCCGATCAGCAAAAAATTGCCTATCGCGTCGGCACCGAGCACGATGCCGCGCGGCCGCGCGATCCGCTCAAGAAACGCCCAAGTGAGTTCGCCTTTCTCGTTCTGCAGCCTTTGAAACGGCAGCGGATTGAGCGTACCGATCGTTTTCACGCTACCGGAATATTTGGAAAGCACCTCGCGCGCGACTTGCTCGAAAGTCTTGCCGTCGAAATTGCCGGTCTTGGTATCGACGCTCGACTTGTAGCCCCAAAACGTATTGCTCTTGCCGACCAGCTGCACGGAATGATTGTTGGCGTCATAAGACGTCTCGCGGTCGCTGATCATCCCGGTGAGTGCGGGCTGGCCGCCGAGCTCGATCGTGCACGTATCGCCCGGCTTGAATTGCAGCCTGGTCCAGTATTTCGGCATCGGATCGCGTTCGGCCGCGGTAAAGCGAAAGAAAGCGTAGGCATCGTGCCAGCGGTGCTCGATCCAGACGGTCTCCCAGTCAGTGAACCGCTGGCCGTTGACGATCAGCGTGCAGATCTCGCTAGATGGGTAGGCGGCTGGCATCAGAACGACAGTGCCCGGCCGAGCGGCGGACAGAATGCCGGATGCACGATTCTATTCTCGCCGACAATCTGATCGGCACGGCCGGCGTCGGCGTAAAGCCGATATGCAATCACCAGCGACGGCAGCGGCGCGGCGAATTGATAGTTGACCATCCACGGCAGCGGCCGCGCCGTCGTGACCAGATGATTGACCGTCGCCGCCTGCAGCTGCACCAGCTCCCAAAACGTCGCCTGATCCATCGTGTCGGCGGCGATTTCCTCGAGCAGATTGAACGGCTCGAGCAACGCCAGCTTGATCTGGTCGACGTCATAGCGCGACACAAAATTCATCGCGGCGATAATCGCGCACTCCTGCGCCAGGCACAGCGTCATCGCCGAATTTTTGATCAGTGTGCCGCCGAGCGTCCGCGGTGTTTCGGCGCTGGTCTCGCGCCGCACTTCCTCGAGCTGGTACACCGTGGCGCCGGCCTGGCGGCACAGATCAAAGCATTGATCGAGCGGCGCCCCGATCGCATCAGTGCTCAACAGCACCGCGGCATTGGCCGCCATGTCGCCGATCGCGGTGCGCGCGCTCGAGCCGGCCTGGCCGGCCTGCGGGATCACGCTCGCTAGATTCTTGGCCAGGCGCCCGATGATGCCCAGCGCCTCGCGCACGTCCGGCTTGTCCATGTGGGTAAAACCTCGCCCTCGTCATCACCGGCTAAGTGCTTGGAATTGCTTACGGCGCTATCTGGCAGCGGGACGGTTTGGGAAAAACCCGCCCTATTGGCCGAGCCGCACGCCGCCGGGCGTCGTGTTGGTGCCCTGGGAGATCACCGTCACGGCGCGCGCGCGCATCGACTGCGATTGCGCAGACAGGGCGCTTTGCGTGTCGGGCGTATTTTTCTGCGACTGCACGCCGAGCTCAACAAACGTCATGTCAAACGTGCAGAAGCCGCCGAAGCGCGCTTCCTCGGTCAAACGAAAGCGGGGACAAACCACAATCATCGGCGCCAGCGTCGGCAGCTGCAGCGTTGCCGCCTGGCCGGTCTCGAGCGCGTTCAAAAGGTTGTCGCGGCTGATTCTATAATCCCGCATGTAGAGCGGATTGCCGCTATCGAACGGATAGGCGATGCAATAGCCGCGCACCGTGAACTCGATGGCTCGCCGGCCCATCAGCTCGGCATAGGGCAGATCCTTTTTCGGAAACTCGTGCACGACAACACGCTGGCCGTTTTCGCGGCTCGAGGAGTCGACGTGAAACCCCTGGCCGGCAAACGTCGCCGGTAGGAGCTCGTCGCGCCAGCGCGTGTTTGGAATGTCGACGATCGTTGACATTGGCGCGCTTTATCGCCTCTGGCCAAATTGGGAAACTCGACTGGGAAATGGGAAACCGAGGTGGGTAACCCGTTGTCAGATCTCAAATAGTCTCAATTGACCCAATTGCGGAGCACCTTTGATAAATCAGGCGTTTCCCAATTTTGGTTCCTCGTTTCGTTCCATAGTTTCCCAAGGCTTATCACGGCGTCGAATAGTCAGCCGCAACCGGCCCGGTGCGCGCCGGCGCCATCTGCGTCTGGCGATTTAATTCGATCTTCGAAAACGCGCCGCCACCCTCAAGCGTCACGTCGGTGCCCTTGGGCGCATTTATGTTCGCAGTCAGCTTGCCCGTCGCCTCCACCTTGTGGGTTTGAACGGCGTGCGAATCCATTGCCGTGCGATCGGCAGCTGCACCGCCGGCGGCACCGCGTTCGAACGCCTCCCGCCAGGCTGCGGTTCCGCGGCCGCGCAACCAATCCCCGTAAACCTCATGCCCCATCATGACGCCGCCGTGTGCCCGTTCCCACGCAAAGTTGGGATCGCCGGGGCCGCCCTGGTCGGTGTGGCCTTTGATGACATCAGAACCGGCGAGCGCCTGGTCGATGTATCGATTCATCTGCGCATTAAGTTTTGGATTTCTTCGCAACGCCGCAATGTGGCCGCCGAGCTCGCCGCGATTGATTGGGCCATAAAAACCGCTGTGCAGCATTTGCGCCAGCGACTTGTGAGCAAACGCCGCGCGGTTCATCAGA